TATGTCATCAATGGATCCGATGAGGGACGTTTTCTCGATACGGTCAGAAACAATGCGAAGAATTTCGCTTCGACCGTCAGCCTTTCGTCAACTGCTAAACACAAAGTCATCATCATTGACGAAGCTGACAACACGACCCCAGATGTACAACTCGCCTTACGGGCGTTTACTGAGGAGTTTGTTGGTAACTGCCGATTTATCTTCACCTGTAACTATAAAAACAAAATCGTATCTCCCCTCCATTCTCGATGTGCCGTCATCGACTTCTCCATCAAAGGAAAAGACAGAGTTGAACTCGCCGGTCAGTTCTTCAAAAGACTCCAACAGATCCTGGATCAAGAAGCTATTGGATATGACCCAAAAGTTCTTGCAGAACTCATCAACAAACACTTCCCTGACTGGAGACGAGTACTCAACGAAATTCAAAGGTATTCGGTCGGTGGTAAAATTGACTCAGGGATCCTCGCAAGTTTTTCGGATGTAAAGACGAATGACCTCTTCAAACGACTCAAAGAAAAGGACTTCCCGGCTGTCCGTAAGTGGGTTGTTGACAATCTTGATAACGATCCCACTGTACTTCTTCGTTCTGTTTACGATGCAATCTACTCCCATCTTGATGGTCCTGGTATCGCTGCCGCTGTACTTATTATTGCGAAATACCAGTATCAGAGTGGATTCGTAGCAGACCAAGAAATAAACATGTTAGCTTGTCTCACTGAAATCATGGTGGAGTGCAACTTCAAATGAAAAAACTATTACTAGCTCTGGGTGGAGTCATGATGATCTCCTCACCAGCAAATGCAATCACATGGAATGAGTTCTGGGAACCATTCCAGACTGAAACTCACATCCATGCTGGTGGTCCCCGTATTCGTCACCATCACCATCACCATCACCATCGTCGGTTTGAACATAGGCATTGTCATAATCACTATGAATATGATTATAGCCATTGTCACTGGCACAGACACAATAGACGTGGACACGGACATGGCCATGGTCACGGATATGATCGTGGACACCACTACCATCATGGAGATGGACATCAAATTATTATTCGTTGATTATGGAACTCAAAGATTGGTTGAATTCTCTTAACTTTACTAAAGAGAATCTTTTAGAAAATGATCCCCATCTTGCTAAAGAGTATCCACCTTACATCATCAATCGTTGTTTTTCTGGACACATGGATGCAGTCATGTATGCCCAGGAAATGAACAAGTATCACTTCCTTGACAAGGACCTCCAATATAATTTTTATCTAAATATATTGAGAAAAAGGAAGAGATTCTCTCCTTGGATTCGGAAGGATAAAGTATCCGATCTTGATTATGTGAAACGTTACTATGGTTATAGTAACGAGAAGGCATCTCAAGTCATGAAGATTCTGACTCCTGATCAACTTACATACATTAAACAACGACTTGAAACTGGTGGGAGTAAAAAATGAGTCAAACTACTGAACCTCAGGTTCAATGGTCTCAAGAAAAAATGATTGAGGTCAGACTAAATGAGCCTGATGATTTTCTCAAAGTTCGTGAAACATTGACTAGGATTGGTGTAGCTTCTCGTAAGGAGAAGAAACTGTATCAGTCTTGTCATATCCTGCACAAACAGGGTAAGTACTACATTGTACACTTCAAGGAACTGTTTGCCCTTGACGGCAAATATGCAAACCTAACCATCAACGATGTTCAAAGACGTAATCGTATCACCAAACTCTTGTCTGACTGGGGTTTGATTGATGTTTGTTCTGAGGATTCGATTATCGATATTGCACCTCTTAACCAGATTAAAGTCCTCCCTTACAAAGAAAAGAGTGACTGGGTACTAGAACAGAAATACAACATTGGTAACGCCCGTAAACAACAGACGGAAAACCAGTCATAAAAAGTTGGGGTTTCAACACCCCGTTTTTTATGCCTGCTGTTATAATTAGTAGTGTAGGAGGAAGGGTTTCTAGAGCCCCTTCTACACCAAGACTGCCTTCGGGGGTCACAAAACACACTCGTCTAAAGGAGAGTACCATGTCTGTACTGCAACGCTACAACTCTGCAAACATCAATCAGTTGATGGAACGTTTGCAAAAGAATACTATTGGAATGGATGATTACTTCGACCGTGTCTTTGGTGTTGAAGCTCAATCATATCCTCCATACAATCTGAT